TGTCGTCAACTCTGGCTGACTCAAAGCCCATTCTATACAGCGTATATAAACTCCTGTCATTACTAGCATCATTAATCTTGGAAGTATTCGCCATCTGTCAAGTGTCTCTGGAGTCATTTTTATCTTTGTCCTTTATAACTTCCTCTACCCAATCACCATTGTCACCAGTGTTCTCACATACTTTGCATGCATCATCTTCTATGTAACTGCCACATACATCACAGGTAGGTTCATAAAACACTAGGTAGGTTCTCCTCGTTTTCCACCCTGCTCCATAAACAATTTTATAGTATCTTCTGGCACACACATAATCTGCTCTGGTGGTCTATTTCCATATTGATTAATCAATGCTTTTGCAAGCTTAAAAGGATGATCACCTATAAACTTTTGACACATAGTTGAACTATGAAAGTGTCCATGATCTAACGGATTGTTAAATATAAATATATCTTTTGTTCCGTCTGAATATACACCAGACATTACAGCTACTATAAACCATGCTTTTACTATCATTTTTAAAACTTATCCTATATTATGCAGGTTGAAAATGTTCTTCGCCTGATATAATTACATGAAAGTCTGAGCTTGACTCTTCAAATCCTATAATTTTATCACCTGCAGCTAATGCAAGATATGCACCACCTTCTATAACTTCTTCAATACCATTAGCTCCTACACTGTGTTCATCTATAATAAAATGATAAGTAGTTGTTGCAGCTTCATACCACTGAAGACTATATTTCTTTGCACCACTAGCACCACTAGATACATGTAAAAACTTTATAAGTGAAATAAAATTAGCAGGACAGGTATATATTACGTCACCACTTGCACCACCTGATGTTGCTGAAAGATCTTTTGCCTTTGTAAAATATTTAGCTGTATCTGTAGTAGCCATTATTCAAAATATCCTACATTATGTAACTTTTCTATAACTTCTCGTTTTCTTAGCGATGCTTTTAGGCTGTTTAACGAATTGTTTTCCTGCTGCCTTGCCTTTTCTTTTAGCTTTAGTTGTTGCTGCGTACTCTTGGGGTGATAGAGCCTTGATTGCAGCTGTTGGAAGATACCTCTCTCCAGTTTGTTTACTGGGCTTACCACTTTTTGTTCTCCATTTTTGCTTTGTCCATGATTTAAGACTTCTTTGACTTTTTGCTAGTGCCATGTTGTCTCCTTAATTGTTCTTTTGCTTTCTTTGCAAGGGCAGCTTGCTGAGTTTTTCCTGCAAACCTAGCTCGTTGTTCAAGAACGGTGAGGATTTGGATCTTCCTCGCATAGGGTTTGTTAATTCTTTTAACTTTTGCAATAGTTTTCTTTGCATCTTCCACCGTAGCATACTTGATACTTACTGTATCCTTAGGATTCTCATCTGTGTAGAGTCTTCGTCCACTTCCTTTAGGCTTTTTGCCTGTGCCAACCTTAGGGTCAGCCATTACTTATAGCCCCCACCTGCTTTTTTGTAGCGAGATGCTAGTAATTGTGCCTTTCTTGCAGACCATTGTCCGGGATTACCCCCTTTTGATCCTGCTTTTATGGCTTGAAACATTCTTTTTCTCATTCCCGGCTTGGTATAGTTACCTGCTTTATTAACAGTGCTACCACCTTTGCTTAATTTGATAGCTGATAGAGCTTTTGCTTGTCCTGCGTGAGCTTTACTAGCCTTTTTTAGCTTTCCTGCTACCTTTTTTATTGTTGCCTTTGCCTTTGCTACCATGATTGTCCTCATATAGGTTGTTAAATACCCTTTGGGTATCCCATACATAGTCAGTGTCTTGTTTTGAGTGAAAGATTCTTTGGGAAGGTCTAAAGTCAGGTGGTCCTTCCCCTGTTTCAAACCATGCAGGGTGGGTTACTCTGACTCTATTATTAGGTAATGCCACAATATTTCCTGTATATTTACCTGCATCCATCAGTTCTAGTACATGTGACTGCTTGTGTTGGGCAGGATCGTCAGCTATTTCACTGTTGGTATAGTCTACAGTAAAGTAATACTTAGCAGGGTAGAACTCACCATCAACTTTTGCTATCCAAGGTGCAGGTGTAGCTCTGTCTAATACATATACACTGTGGTCATGGGACATACAATCCCAAGGTTGAGCAATGTACGGTGGCATCTCTTCAGCCCACTGTTCAAAAGGAGTGTCTCCTACTAGGGCTGTGATGGGCATTCTCGCCCACATAGCACCACCATGTACATTTGGCTCGTCAGTATCATCAGATTCACAGCCAGTAAAGATTACTTGAAAACTAAGTGATCTGTTAGGCATTGTTGTTACTGCAATAACCATACAGTGTAAAAACTCACCATGATACTGGGCAAAGTTACAGGTATACTCTCGTCTTACCCATGCTTTAAAATACGGAATGTTACTTTGAAGATATGCCATAATGGCAGTATTATACTACTTCTTCTTTCTGTTGTCAACACTTCCGTACATTTTTCCTTTAGCCATGCCACCTACTTTATATTTTACTGTCATGCCACCTGCTGCATAGCCCTTCTTCTTCATTCCACCACGAGCCATACCCTTCTTTTTCATCATGCCACCTTTTTGAGCATAACCCATTTTGTTTCGTACAGATGTAGGTAACTTCTTGAGTCCTGTTTGTCCTGCTGCAGGTTTCTTGAGTCCACCCATAGCCATACCTTTTTTCTTCATCATAGCACCACCTTTAGCCATGCCTTTCTTCTTCATGGTCATACCACCTTTAGCTTTAGCCATACCCTTCTCCTTTGCAAGTTTTCTAACTAATTCTACACGTTCTCTATCTTCTTTGAGTTGTTGCTTTTCATAAGCTTTCATATCCTGATCTTTAGTCTTAGGAACATTCTTAGAAGGATCATACCCCTTCATCTTTGTTTTAGTTATAGCTCCTCTTACATTAGCTTTGTCAAAAGCTTTTGCAGCTACACCATCTACTCTAGATTGTAAAACTTCTAGTTGCTTTCTTTGTGCTGATGTCAACTCTGAGTTTTTCTTTAGAGATAATAGCTCTGCTATAATCTGTCTTTCCTTTTTTGCTGCTGAAGCGTATGTTATTTTATCTTTAGTTGTGGGTGCTTTTTCTACTGCATCTTTACCTTTGTTAGCATCCTTTATTCTTTTTCGTGCTGCAGATCCTTCAGTTGAAGGTCTTCCTTCTGCACGAAAGGCACTAAACTTCATACCCTTTAGACTGTTTATAAATTTACGAACCTTTTGCCCCAATGCATTAAATTTCTCTTTTGAGATACCTTTACCTTTAACTCTACCCATTGTTATTATCTCCTTTATCTTCTGACCATCCCTCGGCTCTCATTGAATCCTCTACGTGCTTTAATGTAAAAGATCTCCCATAATGAGCTTCTACTGCAGCCTTCACGTAGAATACATCACTATGAGGTATGTGGAGCTTGTCCAAATTGTTATTGAGTACGTGTTTATAAAACTCTTCAATAACATTATCTGTGTATAGTTTTACGGATTTTTTTCCCATTGTCAATTATTTTTTTGAAAAGTACGGAGAATGCCTATTACCGTACATTTAAATGTATCATATAAGTGTTAATTTATTTTTAATGAATAAACATTTAAGTGTATCACTTTATATGTCATCTTAGAACTAGTTATATATAATTATAACAGATTCTGTGAGTATGTCAATATGTAATCTCAGCCGCTTCAGTCAAATATTTGGCAGCAGCAGTTTCATATATACAAAAGTGGTTAACACTAAAAATTCCTAATCTGTGTATTTATACAAGCATATAACGCCATGACCCCTAGGTGTCCCCTGCCCCTACAGGGCAGTCATGCAGTCTTATGATCGAAGACTTGGTCAAGATC